CGGTACTTCCTCCGGGGCCAGCGCCGTTACCTGATCGGTCAGCGGCCGCACGCTGTCCGCGCTGAGCGCCGCCGTCATAGCCTGCAATGCACCATCGTCCGGCAGACTGCCGTCATTCAGCGTAAACAGCACACTCACCTGATCCGGTGCAGGGCTGTACACGACCACATCATCTACATCGGCACGGGCACGCTTGGCATGGTAGATATATGCATCTTTCGGACCGGCGACCGAATAACCGGCTGTCGCCTGATAGATGCGTTCTGTCAGTTCGGTGTCGGTTTCGATCTCCGCACCGCCGGCTGTCATGGTGATATTGCTCACACTGGCAACGTAAGCCACAGGGTCTACGAGGTCTTTCAGCTCACCCACCGGAATACCGTTCGCGTCGATACCAGCTTCCTGTGCCGTTACACTGACCACACCGGACATCTCACCGGCGGGGATTTCCTTGTACTCATCTGTTGCGAAAAACAGATTGGCGTAACTCAATCGTGTACCGCCCGGAATACCGACCGGCTCGGTACGGGCATCGGAAAGCGTGAACCTGACCTTGCAGGACGCACGCTGCGCCGGTTCACGGATGATACCGCGCAATGCGCCGATGTTGTCCAGATAATCACCCTCGGAGAATTTGAGCAGTCCCATCTTGCCGGCACGGTCGATGTACTGCAATGCCTGATAATACTGCACGGCCATTGCACCGATGAGCAGCCGCTCCGGACTGCCCTGCGCAAGCTCCGGCTGCTCACCTGCCGCCTCGGCATAGGCCGCTGCGTAGTCCGCCAGCATTTGACTTGTCACTGTTTCCAGACTGATGCCGTCGATGAAACTGATCTCCGGAACGTTTTTCAGCTCCGCAATATTACTCATTGATCGTCACCTCCACATGGGGAAGCAGCGTACCATCGTCACCGACGGTATAGGTCACGTTCTGCACCTGCGCACGCGGCTCGTATTTAGCAACCTTAGCGACGATCTCGGCCGTCAATGCCGCCTGTGCCGCCTCAACCGGCAGGTCTACGAAGTCCCAGCTGAGACCGAACTCACGATCCATGGCAACGCTGCCTGCGCGTGTGCTCAGCAGTACGGCAATACACCGCTGTACATCCTCTGCTGTATCGGCAGCAGAAAAAGCAATTTCCGGCTGCATGGTATTCCCCTCCCTATCTGTATTCTTTGAGTGTGAGATTGACCGAAGCCTGCCACAGCTCGCCGCGTGACAGGATCGTATCCCACGTTTCCGAAATATCGGTAATCACCATCGGCAGCTCACAGACCAGCTTGCCGCCGATAATGAGGTATGCGGTCGTGCCGTCCTGCAGCATCTTGTGCAGCGCTGCAAGCTGCGTGCGCGGCCTGGCTCCAAAGTCTGCCCGGAGAACAATTTCTAACTTAACCTCCTCCAGAGATGGACCGATATACTGCAAACGCGGCTTGCCCGACAGCATACTGTGGCTGCCGTAACTCGCTGAGGCCGTATGCGTCAGCTTTTTCGGGGTCAGCACCGTTCTGGAATTCACCTGAAAGATAATATCACCAAAACTGCCGACCCTGGCCGGTATCAGTGACTTGATCTTATTCTCCTGCGACTTCCAAACGCCGTAGGAGGCCATGACGATTGCCGTGCCGATAACGCCGAGGCTCATTTTTTCCTTTGCCATGTGTGCCTCCTTACTTCGGCGCGGACGTTTCGCCGCCCACGCTGTCGGTATGCGTGTGGCTGCCGAGACTCTTTCCACCTGCAGTGACGCTGCTGGCCGATACGCTGTCTGCAATCAGAGCGCCTGCAATCGTCAGACCGTCTGCCGTTGCCGACATACCGCCGGCGGTCAGTGCACCGCTGATCTGTACGCCGCCCGGGCTGTGCAGCTCGATCTTGCCGTCCTTGCACTTGATGTAGCAGGTGCCGTCGTCGCTCAAGTCCTTGCGGTACAGACCGGGACCCGATTCTCGAGGACGGTTGCCGTCACACCAGAACCGGCCGATGATAACACCGGCCTCGGCTCCGGTCGGAAGATGCAGCACGAGCACCAGATCGTCCACCTTCGGCATACAGTATTCGGCAGACAGCAGCGGCAGTTCCGGTGTAACTGCATTGTCACGGTCGGTATACACAATCCGCGCGGTGCCGTCCGTGTAGTTGATTGCCGAGATACGGCCGATACGAATGGTATCCATGGTGTTCCCCCCTTACTGAATGATTTCCGGCAGCGCATTGGCTGCCTTGCAGATCAAGTCCGAAATGTACTGCAACTTGCCCATGTTAGCCGCCCAGTAATCCCGGGTATTGATAACGCCGTACTTCACCAGCGCATCGAGCGCCTCCTGCGGATTGCCGGTATACAGTCCGGTATCATGATTGACCAGAATGGTCGTTGCCATCTGGAGCAGCAGGTCATCCAGATACTTGACCGACTTGTGCTTGCCAATCCAGTAGCCCGGAGAGTTGATAACACCGATAGCAGCCAGGCGCTGGATTGCATCCACGATAACTGCATCCGAGGCGGTCGGCACCTGCGAGGCCTCGATCTTCGAGGTGTAGCTCGTGCTCGTCAGGCTGTCGGTTTTCTTGTCGATGTAGAACTTGCCGCTAAGTCTGCCGACACCGGTCACCATGATGGTCTGTCCCGCACACAGATCAGGACGGCCCATCGTCTGAAAACTGATCGTTGTAATGCTGTGATTGGCCGAGGTGACAGCCGCCTCGATCTTGCGCTTCGCGTCAGCGAGGTTGTCTGCCTTGGTCGAGGATTTGAGCAGCCGCTTGCCGCCGCCTGTCGTATAGGTGACGTCTTTCTTGGTTTTCGAGTCGGTATAGGTGATCGTACCGCCGGTGTAACTGCCTGCAAGCGTGGTGTTCCACGAGAACGAACTCATTTCTTCGCGCGGTATCGTTGCAACTGGGTCTTTCTTCTTGTACTTTTCCCGGTCAAAGATAACGATTTTCGACCGAAATACCTTGAGCGTCAGCCCGTAGTCGTTACACAGCTGATTGAGAAAGCTGCTGTCTGTTGCGCTGCTCTGTTCCTGCGTAGAGATGGAAACATCGGTCGCATCAAAGACCAGCTGCAGCTTGTATCGGCTTGCGATGGTCTGCGCGACCTTTTTCAGCGTGACCTTTTCCCAGTTCTGCGTGCGCTCGGTAGCCGAAAATGCGTCCAGCGCCGGTGCGGACACCCCTGACATCTTAAAGGCAGCCTTGCCGCCGTTGTCCGAGTAGCTTAGGTCGTCCAGCGTGAACAGGCCGCAGTCCAATGTGGTGGTTTTGTCGTCACCGTCCCGGTCGGAAAAGCTGATCTTCGCGGTGATCTGGTCGCCTTTGTGCGGCAGCCATGCGCTGATCCACTGGTAACGCGGATCTCCCACGGTCAGCGAAATGCTGTCCGAAGAACCGCCTGCCGGGTCGGTATAACTGAACGCTTCACCGAACTCCTTGAGCGAGGTCTTGACCGCAGCACCGTTGTACTGTAACTCGACCGTTGCTTTGCGTGCTCTCATGCGTCACCTCTCCATGGCGGCAGTGTGGTCGAGCTGTTTTCAGGTTCATCCGGTACAACAAGCTGCACGCCCGCATCAAACTGAAAGATGTCCAGATACTTGAAGTTCGCCTGCATGAGTAAATCAGCCCGCTGCTCATCGTCATAAACCGCCTTTGCAATGGTGTCCCACTGGTCGCCCACCTGCGTGATATAAATGCGTGACATTGCGTGCCTCCTTACTATGCGAACGATGTACGGCGCTGCTCACGCTCGTACTGCGCCATGAACTCCTTGAACTGCTCGAATGTCTGCGACATGGCATCGCGGACATCCTCCTTGCTCGCGCCGCTGGATACATAGATCGTAGGCGAGAACGTGATTTCTCCTCTGCCGCCGGTCAGGCCGTCCAACATGGAGGACAGCTTGGAGAGCGGAATGACCGCCTCGGGTTCGCCGCCCTCACCGATGAGCGCCGTAGTCGGCGCTGTTGCGATACTGCCCTCTGCCAGAGCGACATTTGGAATGGTCGGAATGTGCAGCGAGAACGTCTGACCGCCGTACTTCGGCACCCATTTGGGAATGCTGACGTGCAGACTGTTCAAGCCGCCGATGACTGTATTGATGGCGCTGATGATCGCGTTGAGCGGTGCAGCTGCAATGCCGACCAGCGAACGGAACACGCCGGAGAAGATGCTTTTGACACCCTCCCACGCCTGCCGCCAGTTCGCAGAGAAAACACCCTTGATAAAGGTGATAAGGCCGCTGAACACATCACGGATACCTCCGCAGATCATCGATAGCGTTGCACCGGCACCCTGCACGATGGAGGCCATCCACGGGAAACGCTCTGTGATAGTATTTGCCAGCTCGGTGCATTTCTGCACCAGCGTATCCCAGTTGTTGTACAGCACCGCACCGATAGCCACGACCGCCGCGATAGCCGCGATGACCAATGTCACGGGCGAGGTCAGGAACGCCATTGCTGTGCTGAGCGCCGTTGTGGCAACCGTCGTAATAGTCTCCCATGCGTACAATGCCATGAGCGCTGCAGTTTCTGCTCCGCTGCCAATTGCAGCAGCAATAGCTTGACCGTTGTACAGCAGCAATGCCGTACCCAGTGCACCGACTGCAATAGCAGCCACCTCGAACGCCGTCTTGTGCTCCTGCAGAAAACCGGTCATGTCCTGCACCATCTGGGCGCTGTCACTCGTCCAGTTAAAGAAGTCGGACAGTGCCGGAACTACCGTTCCCGTGATGGCGCCGCCGAGGCTGTCAAAGACCGGGCCGAGGCTGTTCTTCATCCAGCTCCACAGGTCCTTGATGGCCGGAATGACCGTATTTGTCAGTGTGTCCTTTAGGCCACGGAACACCGGACTAAGATTATCCTGAATCCAGTGCCAGCAGCTCTGCACTGCCGGTACGACGTTCGTCTGAATATAGCCGCTGACCCGTGTCATCGCATCGGACAGTCTGGGCAGCACATTGCTGCTGATCCAGTCCATCGCGGCTGCGACGCTCGGACCGAAAGCCTCCATAAACGAGATCTTCGCATCGTCCAGTGCGGAGTTCATGCGGTCCATCGCGCCCTGCAAAGTGCCGGTGACGGTCGCGTCCATGGCTTCGAGTGCGCCGCCTGCGTTGTAAACCTCATCTGCGAGGTTGTCCCATGCGGATGCACTGCCGTCTGCACCGCCTCGAATGCCCTGCAGCAGGTATTGAAAGTCGGTATAGTAGTTCGTACCGGCCAGAGCGGCCATATTGGCGTTGCGTTCCGCCTCTGTCATGCCCGACATGGCCTTGTCGGTGTCGATGAGGATGTCTCGCAGGTCACGCATAGCACCTGCGCTGTCGTACACCTGTACACCGAGCTTTTTGAAGGTCTTGAGCGCAACATCTTTAGAGGACATACGTACCAGCATGGAGTTGAGGGCGGTGCCTGCCTCTGCACCCTTAACGCCGTTATTGGCGAGGATACCGAGAGCAACAGCAGCATCCTTGTAGTTCATGCCGGTCGCCTGAACTGCACCGCCGGCACCCTTGAACGCCTCCATCAGATCGCCTGCGGTCGTGTTCGCCTTGTTGTTCGTCTTGACCAGTACGTCCAGATACCCTTGCAGATCGTCCACGCCGACACCCATTGCACTCATGGAATCCGTTACCTGATCCGAGGTAGTCGCAAGGTCGGCCTGCGTGGCCTCGGCCAGCTTGAGCACCGGTGTCAGTGCCTTGGTGCTGGTCGCAACGTCCCAGCCTGCCAGAGCCATATAACCCAGTGCATCAGCGGATTCCGCTGCCGTGAAGCTGGTCGCCTTGCCCGCTGCACGCGCTGCATCGTTGAGTTTCTGGTAGTCTGCGCCAGTCGCACCGGCGATGGCAGCTGCGTTCGCCATGGACTGGTTAAACGTCGTGTAGGTTTCCACCGCAGACGCAGCGAAGTCCTTGACGGCAGATGCCGCAGCTTTCAGGCCGCTCGTGATGAGATTGGCCTTGACGATAGAGCCAATCAGGCTCTGTGCTTTGCTCGCGCTGCTCTGCAGCGAGCTGTCTACCTTGCCCGCAATCTTAACGGCGAGTTTGTACTCTTTTGCTATCTCGGCTCACCTCCTGCGCAATTTCAACCAATTCCGGGATAGACAGTGCCATGCACCAGTCCAGCCCGGTCATTGTTACCCGACTGAGCCGCACACACAGCCGCCGAACTTCCTTACTGTCGCCCGGCCTTACTCCGAGCCGAAAAAATAGCCGCCGACCTTAGTCTTGATCCTCGCACCCTCGCGTGCGGGCAGGCCCTTGAAGAACTCGACCGGCAGGTCGGTGGCCTCGGCAGCCACGATGCACGCATACTCTACATTCAGCTCCTTGAGCGCGGACACGCTGCCGGAGCTTTCAAAAATGCGGTCACACTGGATCAGCTGCTCAGTGGTCATATTATCCAGCGCAGACAGGTCTACGCCGTCGTATTCCTTTCCCTCAAAGGTATAAGGATGGGCGAAGGTGATAACGCCCTCGCCCAGCGATTTCTTGTTGATCTCTGCCATGATTGCTGCTCCTTTCTCTTAGCACAGCGAACGGATAGCCGACATAATATCCTTGCCGTTAACGACAAACACACCGTTCAGCTTGTCCAGTTCCAGTGCGGTCTTACCGTTGTTCTCGATCTTGATGTACGTTACCTCGAGCGTTACCGAGGACGACATCGGGCTGCCTGCTTTCAGGCTGCCACCGCTGATCTTCTTGGTGCTGCCGCGAACCGCGACACGCATACCAACGTGCGACTTGGTGCCGGTACCGTCCGTGACCTGTACCGAGCCGCGCATCGTCAGGTCGATGATCTTGGTCGTGTCGAGCATCTGAAAGATGTCGCCGTACAGCACACGGAACGGAACCTCCATC